TTAGTAATAATTTGCGTTGTAAGTGCCTGCGCCGTATACCGAGCCAACAGGGATGCCAAGAACCGCCGCAATCTGCGCCGTAGCGCCGCGATTGCCCATGCCCTCCCAGAGTTTGAGGTAGTAATCACGCATAGCATTCTGCTGATCGTTCTTAAACGACTGGTCATACTGCGACTGCTGCATATCCTGTGCACGCTTGTTGTACGCAATGTTCGCAAGCGTCTGCTGTGCGTCGAGCGTCGGCATGCCGCCGGAATAGCCCATCGCGTTGTTATAGTTAAACAGATTGCCAATTGCGTTCTGTCGCATCTGCTCCTGCTGTGCAAGAATGTTCTGCTGTGCATTCGCCTGCTGCGCCATCAGTTCTGCAACGCTCTGCAAGCCCTGATTGGCCGTCGTATTGTAGGCGTTTGCCGCCTGATTTTCCAGATTGGCGAGGGCGTTTGCACGCGCCTGCTCGTTCTGGTTATACGCCGCATTGTAAGCGTTGTTCTGCTGAACCATCGAGCTTTCCGCCGCACCCTGACCGGAAATGCCCGCCGCCGCAAGCTGTTCGGGAAGATCGCGCTGTGCGGTTCGGTAGTTGATATATGCCTGCCGCGCTGCATCATCATAGCTCTGGTTCATCGTCGGCATCAGCTGTCGGTACTGCGCCGCTGCCTGTTCCGCCGCCTGTGTGTACGCATCCTGCTGCTTGGAGATCGCATCCTCGTAATACTGGTTGTACTGATCTGCATATTTCTGAGTCTGCCGCAGCTGATTGATATATGCCTGCATGGCAAGCTGGTTCTGATCGTCCACATACTGATTCAGATTAGCATTTGCCTGTGCTTTTTTCTGTCGTGCATCCGCAATAGACTGCAAATAGTCAATGTCGGTCGAGCCGCCGTTTACCGACTGCCAGAACGTGTTGCCGAGGTCGGTATTCTTGTAGTCCGCACTCGGAATTGAACTGTGATTGTTGTTCTGGTTTTTGAGCTGATTGTAAGCGTTCAGGCCGATATTAGCCAGTCCGCCGATCAGGTTTCCGGCTGCCGCAGCCGATTTACTGCCCGCAGTCGGTGCGCTCCATGTGCCCGTCTTGCCGTCATAGGTGTAGCCGTGACTGCTGTACAATGCCTTGTTCTTCTCCTGCAGCGTTTTTTTCGTTGCTGCATCTGCCGTGTGCCACGCCTGCGAGTTTGCCTGCGCCTGTTTCAGCCAGTCCGGCGTAGCGGCTGCGCTGCTTGCTGTGCTGCCCGTCGTGTTGTTTGACGAGCCGCCGGAAGAACTGCTGCTGCCTCGATTCGACGAGCTCGAAGAAGAGCTGCTCGTGTTGTTCTTCTTTGTGTTTGCCGCAATGGTGTTCTTAATGCCTGTTCCCAGTACCTTTCCGATTGCGCCCCACGCACTTTTCGCCATATACTTTTCTCCTTTTCGTAAAATAAAAGCAGGTGTTTCCACCTGCTTTTTGTGTTTAGTTGTGTTTTACAACATTCTCGTAGTATGCCGCCAGTTTGTCTTCCACTGCATCCTTGTCACACAGCCAAAACGACTTTGCCATGTCCGCGTAAAATTCATCATTGCCTACGCCGTGGCGCTCTGCAACCTCGCTGAGGTCGCTGTACACTGCGTTCATCGCAACCCAGAATTTCACCGGATTGCAGTTTATTCCGCGCCGCTGCATCAATTCCGTGGTCTGATCCAGTGTCCAGTGTGCGCCAGTCGAGCCGTCGGCGTTCTTCATGCCGCGCACCCAGCGTTCCGCCATTTCACGGTTGAGCTTCGCGCCGCTGCCGCGTGCATAGCCAAGCTGTTTGTCGCTGCCGCGTGTCTTGTCCCCTACATACGAAGTATCCCCCATACGCATAGGTTCATCACGAAACCCAATCGGGCGCATACCCTCGTCATGGTATGTCGGCATCTCGTCATACTCGGGATATTCCGCGCTGCTGTGCGGGGCAAATCTGCCGTTGGAATAGCGCGTATAACCGCGCATAACCGGTTCTCTGCCGCCGTGGAACCGTTCGTCGTAGTAGCTCTGCGGCTCATCATAACCGTAAGGCTCGATATAACGGTTACGCGGCATTTCATAACGCACGCCGTAATGCTCACGGCTTTCCGGATACGCCTTGCGGTTTCTCCATTCCTCCGGTGTAAAGTCGCTTCTGCGGTTTCGCTGCATCAGCAGCATCATAGTACCTCTTTTCATGCCGTCACCCCCTTACGTTGTCGGTGCAGTTCCGTTGATGGACCGCAGCGCGTTAGAGTGAGAGCAGCAGGAATTACCGAGCATACGGAAACTGCCGCCGTTTGCCGAAGTGACCACCCGGCACAGGTACTTGTGACGGGTATCCAGATTAAACACTGTCGCCTGAGCGCCGTTGCATTTCAGCAGCGGATACGTTACCGTTCCGTCCCCGATGGTGATTACCACCGGCGCGCCGATGATCGTTGTTGACGGAATGTTCTGCGCGATTACGATTCCGTAAACGCAGCCGTTCTGGTAGTCCCCCGCCGGAATGTTCACCGTCAGTACACCGCTTGTGTAAGTGACCGCCTGTGAGATACGCAGGTTCGGACACAGTTTTTGTACAGGCTTGCAAGCCATAACTATTCCCTCCTGTCAAAGGCAGGGGGATTGCTCCCCCTCCTGAATATCGTATCTCAGCAGCCGCAGGTGTTGCAGCCGCAGCCGGAAAACTGGTAAGGTGCCGGAACCGGGAACGCCGGTACCGGAGCCGGGCGGAGTGTCTGAACCAGATAGTTGTTCTGCGCCTCCTGAGATGCGGCAAACTTCAAGGTCTGGTTCTCGTTCTGGAGCGCCGCGATCTTCTCCTGCTGGCGGGTGTTCTCCATTGCATCCAGTCGCGCAATGATACGGTCGGTGTCGTTGTGGGTAGACTGGATAATGTCGCGTGCGTTGGTTGCCGCGTTGTAATTGGTGTCGCAGAAACCGCGTTCTACCTGTCTCTGGGTGTCGCAGCAGCAGCTTGCCATCTGCGTACCGAGTGCGGTCAGGCCCGCGGTCACGCCGTTAAAGCCGTTGTTCATGTTGGTGTTTACGCCGTTGATAAGCTGGGCATTCTGATAGCCGAGCTGGCAAACCGAATTGTCCACGCCGTGGAAGCCGTTAGAAACTGCGCTGCCAAGCGTGTTGAAGCCGGTCAGCATACCGTTGTTCATGCTGTAAAAGCCGTTGCACAATCCGTCCTGAATGCCGAGAACGGAACGGGAAAGGTTGTTGAAATTGAACTCACTGCACAGGTCAGAACGAGTTACTGCACCCTGATAGCCTGCGCCGTTGCCGCCGTTGTTGCCCCAGCCCCAGCCGTTGCCGCCGAAGATCAGCGCAATAATCAGAAATGCAAAAATCCACGAGCCATTGCCGCCCCACATACCGTCATTGCCGCCGCCGTTGTTGTCAGAGCCAAGAGCGTAGCCGGTTGCAAAATCGTTATCCATTTGAAAATCTCCTTTTCAGTATATATTTGAACGGAACCGCGCGTATTCCGAACATGACAAATTCATGCCGGATTTTTCTTCAAGATTCCGTAACTGAAAAGGGAACCGTAAAAAATCGTCTGTTTTTTTACAGTTTCGTATTTACTTGATCTTCATGCCGAACTGCTGTGCAAACTGGTCGAGGTCGATTCCCCGCTCTTTGGCAATGTTCATCGCCATCTGCCGCAGTGCATCCGGGCTTTTCCCCTGCATACTCTGCATGAGCTGGTTCACCATCGGATTGTTTCCCGTCATCTGGTTCAGCATCGTCATAGGGTTTCCGCCGTTCCGCATCAGCTGCAAAACCTGCATCATCGGGTTATTCATCATGCTTCGGCCCTCCTAACTGGTCGCATAAGGTATTGAACCGTGCTTTCAGCTCGTCAAACTCGCCCCTCGCTACATAGTCAGGTTTTGGCGCATCCTGATCCTGCGCTCTGCGGTACAAAGCAAAGTCCGCACAGCCGGTTTGCAGGTTTAATTGTTTGGTGTAGATTGCGCCGTGTGCCGTATCTGGCATGATAGTCAATGCGCCCGTAAAATCGGTCTGTACGGCACGCGCTTCTTCCACGCTTGCGACAGGCCTAACAAGGTGCTGCGGCGACTGTACAGGCTGCTGAACCTGCTGCTGCGGGTACTGCTGCGGCGGATACTGCGGCGTATAACCGCCGTATCCGTAAGGTGCTCCATATGCCATTAGCCCAGCACCTCCGTAACGTGTTCACTGATGGACTTGCGCGCAGCCTCTTTGTATGCAAGATATTCCTCCAGATACTCCGTGTTGCCTGCTTCGCGGTAGTCCTCTGCAACGCGCCGAGCGCAAACGGGATCGTAGCCCAGCAACTCAAGACGTTGTTCGTAACTCATAGGCGTTCACTCCTTATACTTTCAGTATAAGGCTTTTCACTGTCCCGAACCTGTCATAAAACTCGCAATATTTTACGTTTGATGCAGTTTAGCTTGCGGTACACGGTGCTTTCGCTCATATGCAGTGTAAGTCCGATCTCAACGATAGAACGCGCCGATGCCCTCATGTCGAACACGGCGCGTTCCTCGTCTGTAAAGTTGCATTCCTGCCGGAGGTATTCCACCTCCGGTCTTGTAAACTCCGTTAATTTCATGCGGTTATCCCCTTGTTATGGTGTCACCGCATATCTTTCCCCTCGTTTTTTCTCTTAGTCGTACAGATGTGCTCTGTCGTTGATAACCAGCAGGCGCAGCAGGTCGGTGCTCAGTGCCAGCTTGCCCTTATCATCGCCCTGCAAAAAGCCCTTGTTCACCAGCTTCTGCACGGTGTCTTTCGCCCACGCCGGGCATTCGGCAACGCTGTTGTATACTTTCTTTGCGCTTTCCGCTTTGCTGATCTCCTGCTTTGCGATTGCGCGGGTCTGTGCTTCCGTCATATCTTCAACCTCTTTCTCTGTCAGCATGGTTTTGAACTTCTGCCACAACTGTGGATTGCGTACCCACGGTTCGGGACAATTTTTCCTCGTCACATCATAGTGACGGCACACGCGCGATACCGGAATATGGTACTTTGCCATCAGCTCGCGGGTCAGATTTGCGGCACGCTTCATTGTAGCTTCCGGGATAACGTACACGCCGTTCCGGATAACGCTACACATTTCAATTCCAATAGAATTAGCGTTCCGGCAGTCGTTGTAGTAACTGCCGCCGCGTTCCCTGCCGCAATGCCATGCCGTGTCGCCATCCTTTACGCTCTGCACAACGCCGTTCGGGTCTACAAAGTAGTGCGCACTGGCACGCAGGCCGCTTTCTCTTGCAAAAAAATCTGCATTGTTCTGTGCCGTATCGCCGTTGTTCGCGGTGAAATGCAGAACAATCCAGTGCACAGGAAACTCTCTGCCCTTGCGGTAGTTGCTTGGGTTACAGCCCTTAAAAGTGATTTTCATTTTTCCTCATCTCCGATTTTGTCCACCGCGTCCTTTGCGGCCGCAAGTGCCTTTTTCAGCCATGCCGGACACGGCGCGCCGAGCGAAACTGCGTTCTCCACGATAGAGCCGAGTTCCGTCAGCGTGTACCAGACTACTACCAGAGGGCACAGCAGAACCGTATATTCAAACGGAAGCGTCACGCCCGGCAGATGGTCACAAATCATACCGATAAGCAAATCCGCGCCGCCTGCGACTGCAACCACTACGATGGAACCGACTTTGTGAAAAATGCCGTCCCTTGCCGCCTTACTCGACCATTTTCCTTTCTGCATTGCCGCCGCCGTGCCGGTCAGATAGTCCGCCGCCATCGCTGCCACAAACAGCACAACCAGCCAGCCGAACCACCCCCAAAGGGCGGTAAGGACGGCAATGCAAGCGGTAACAGCCGCCTTAAAATTGTTTACATTATCCATTTTCGTCTCCTTTGCGCTTTTTCTTTCTCTTTGCGCGTATGAGTTACGCTGCCGTCCCGCCGAACTCAGCCGGTACCAGCTCGGGCATACCGCACTCATCAATCAGGATTCCCGCTACCTGCTTCTGGAGCTTCTTCGGAACCTGCTCGAACTCACACTTGCCGAGGATTACTCTCTGAGCAAACAACATTGCCATCATAATAACCGTCCTTTCAAACTTTTCCTTGATTTTGTTGATTAACTTACGCATAAACTATTTGCGCCATTTCCGCGATGCAATCCTCATAAAAAGACTGCTGATCGGTCAGCGCTGCCACCTGCTGCTTGAGCGTTGCGTTCTGCGCCGCCAGTTCTTCATTTTCTGCCACAAGGTCAGCCTTGGTTTTCTCGTTCGCCTTGGCTTCCCGCAGCAGATTGTCATAGTTGGCTTTTACTTCATCCAGCAGACCGGGCGTGTCCTCTACCTCAGTAATGTACTCATCGTACACCCAACCGGTGTGACCGTCCTTGTCTGTTTCCTGCTTGGCATTCAGTGTCAGCCGCACCCACGCCCTATCGGGCTTGTTTGGCATACTGCCTGCCGCAACCTCAGGCGGTTTGACATCTCCGTGCACTCTCAATTCGTACCACTCCTTTCAAATTTTGCACGCCCACTGGACGTACATATTTAACCATTATCGTTTTACTGGCACACCATTTCAGCCGCCCAAGCCGACTAAGCAGAGCTTGTGCCATCTTTGCTGACACACGCTCCCGCTTTGCCGCTCGTCTAAACTGTCGCAGTGTCCGCAGCAGACTGCGCTTGCGCAGTACGACCGCATTGCGACCAAACTTATACCCGACCGCATCAACCTTGCGCTTCCTGATCGGGTACACCTGCCAGTCATTCTTGAGCGTCAGACCGAGTGTTTGCAGGTGCTGTTCTGCCGCCTTGACAGCCTTGTGTAGTGCACGCTTGGAGCGTCCAAAGATTGTCACGTTGTCCATATAGCGTACCTCACAGACAACGCCCTTGCACGCGCACAACGTGCGGTCAAGCGTTTCCAGATAGTAATTTGCAAGCCACTGACAGATATAGTAGCCAATCGCTAAACCGTCAGCAATAATGCGTGTCACCAGACGGACAAACCGTTTGTCTTTAATCTTGCGTTCCAGTGCACGCCGCATACCGTCCAATGGAATACTGTCGTAAAACTTGCGTACATCCATCTGCGCGCAATACTTGCTATCCTTCGGTCTGCGCTGTACCATGCGCTTAATCTGCCGCATAGCACGAGCGCCACCTCGCCCAGGAATACTTGCACACGACCAATGATGCATACCGCGCATCAGCACCGGTTGCATTGCACGGACGCAAAGCCAATGTACACAGCCGTCTGGATAGAACGGTACAACCTTAATTTCTCGCCATTTGCGGCTTGATACATCATACACGCGCTTAACCTTCGGTTTTGACGGTATAAAACTGTCCGTTCGCAGCATGATCAACAGCTTTTCAGCGTATGCGTCAATGTTCGCCAGTACACGTCGGACGCTTCGACGTTTCTTCTTGCCGTTTGCGGCAAGTCGTATTGTTTTTGTTATAAATGCTCTGTCGAGCATCTTTTCGTAGAGGAATCCAACTCTTTTCGGGATTGTTATCACATCCTTATTGCCTGCGAGAGCGTTCGAGTGACCTACTAACTCCCGTCCTCTGGGCATGATTTTCACCAAGGGGTGAGGAAAAGCCTGCGCAATGATAATTGAATTGCTAAGTAGACGCGCGGAGATGTTCGAGTTCGAATTCGAAGAGGTGTTGTTCGCATTGAAGTACAACAGACCTGCATTCGAGCCATTGCTCCAATTGCCACCAACATACAGCACGTGCTCCGCGACGCGCAGACAGTCCCTATTTAGTTAAATTACACTTTGCAAAATGCCGGGGGTTGCGACCCCCGGACCCCCGGAGGGGATTGCGAGGCTACGCCTCGCACAGGAGACGCGCGGAGATGCTCGAGCCCGAATACGAAGAGGCGTTGTCCGCATCGAAGCACAACAGACCTGCAAACGAGCCATTGCTCCAATAGCCACCAACACACAGCACGTGCCAACCAGACGAGGAATAAACGTAGTCCGGGACGTATGTTGTTTCCGAGCCACCGTTATATTTAGGGATAAGCAAGCCGTTTTCCGTTACTGTCAAATCTGTAATCCAGCCATTGGTAGGCAAGAAACCAATATTAGTGTAACCGGTTGCGGTATCGTCCGCGTACTTGCTCGGGTCAGTGCAGTAGTAAGCCCTTGTGCCATTGGCATTAAAGCCGTCTACCCACTGGTACACATTACCCCAGAGGTTTTCCAGCCATCTATATTGGACAGCGGTATTACCATCTGTACCGGGCGCGCGTCCCGTGTGATAGGTCATGATATCTGTGGTGCCAGAGCTGAGCGCGTAGGAATTATTAACAGTGAATCCTTGTCCAATCTTACTCTGACAGTTCCAGTCTGCAAACTCGACGATATACAAAAAGATAATCGCACAATAGGTAGCAAAATCGTACAGATGGTATTTCGAACCAATGTTTTTCGCATCCGTTCTCGCTTTACTGCGCGTCATATTGACTGTGGCTGACCGGCCACTCTGGCTATGCATGTAGTAACTATTACCACAGTGGTATTTCCCTACGTATTTGCCAGAACCGGGGTGTTTAATAAATCCTGCTGTCGGCTTATCGGAAACGTAGAAATACTGTTTTGTGCCATTTCTCTTCGCGGCAACATAAAACTCTGGGATAAACACCATAGTGTAGTTATTTGTTAGTGCAAAGCCACTATCCCCTTTCCACGCCGTCACCTTACCGGAGCTATCGAGGTTGCATTCCTTCATCCCGCTCCACGGTGCATAGCTGTCAAAAGGCGAACTGCCCGAACCAGTACCAACAGCCGGAACAGGCTCAGTTGTCACCGACCGCGTAACCAGTCCGTAAGGGTCAGTGCTCGGAGTTAAGCGCGTCAGCGCGGTACTGCTGTTGGACGTATCCCAACAAACACCGAACACATTAGCGTAACTCAGCGTCAGCGACTTGCTCTGACCACTGGCAGTAATGCTTACCGTACCCTCTGCGGTCTGGTCACCCTTGGTAGCCTTGATCGCCCATGTGCCAGCCTTGCTGACCGCAAACACAGCCGTACCGTTGCTTGTCTTGGTCAGTACCGTACTACCCAGTGTAGCCGTAACCGTCGAACCGCTGTCTACGGTAACGGTAATCGTGGACTGGAATTTCTCGAGCGTTACTGCAATCGCCGTGTAATACGCCTTGGTCGTCACCTCGGCGGTGTAGGTCGTGCCGGACAGCGCTGCGCTCAGCGTGTACGTCGTGTTAATGCCCAGCACGCTTACAGTAGCCGTCTTGCTGCTGTCTACCGTGCCGGTGTAGGTTTCCCCGCCGCCCTTGAGCGTCCATGCCTGACCGACAAAATCAGCCGCAAACGTGATGGTGATGATTGAACCGCCGGATGCCGGTGCATCCATCTCACCCACGGTGTCATTCGCCGTAAAGCCGAGGTACTTTCCCTTCTTGCCCTTGATTTTATCCTGTTTCTTGGAAAACAGTGTGCTGTGTGCATCTGCCGCAGCATTGTGCGTGGACACCTCATTTGCAGCCGTGCCGGACGGGTCAGCGCCAACCTGCGGAGCCGTCACCTTGTGTGGGTTGCTTGTGCTTGCAATATGTCCAGGCACGTCACTCAGCGCCTTATTAAACGCGGTTTCTGTACCGGAATACCCCGCTTCTACCGCAGAAGTATACGCGCTCTTGCCGTTCTGACCGGCAACGCCAGCCGGGCCTTGCGGACCCTCCGGTCCGATTTCGCCCTGCGGGCCCTGCGGGCCCTGTGTACCCTGTGGGCCTCGCGGGCCAGTGTCGCCCTTTGCACCTTGCGGGCCGGTCGCACCGGTCTTGCCCTGAATGCCCTGCGGGCCGGTGTCACCTTTTGCACCTTTTTCGCCCTGCGGACCCTGTGAACCCGTTTCGCCTTTTTCGCCTTTCGGGCCCTGTACGCCTTGGATACCCTGCACACCCTGTGCGCCGGTGTCGCCTTTTGGGCCTTGTACGCCCTGTGCACCCTGAGGGCCTTGCGGACCTGTCGGACCCTCTAACTTGCCGACAGATACCCAGTCAAGCGCGATTTCCGACCAGATATAGCACTCCTTGTCCGCGCTGACCAGATACATATACTCATCGCCGTTGGGGATTGCCTTGCGAAGTGCCGCCAGCGTAGAGTAAACGTCCTGTACAAACAGGCTCTTGCCGTCCTTGCCGTTTGCGCCGGTCTTGCCCTGCGGGCCCTGAGGACCTTGTGCACCGGTGTCGCCTTTCGGGCCTTGCGGACCTGCCGGACCGGTCGCGCCCTGAATGCCCTGTGCGCCCTGTACGCCGCGTTCACCCTGCGGACCCTGTGCGCCGGTATCGCCTTTATCGCCCTTCGGACCGACTGCGCCGGTCGCACCGGTTGCACCGGTTGGGCCAGTTGCACCGGTTGCGCCCTTAGGGCCAGCAGGACCGATTTCGCCCTGTTCACCTTGTGGGCCTTGTGCACCGGCCACGCCCTGAATGCCTTGTGGGCCTCTTGCGCCTTGAGCGCCCTGTGCGCCCTGCACACCCTGAGGGCCTTGCGGACCGCGAACCGAAACGCTCTGCGGCGCGATTGCCGTAGCCTGCACGGTAAACGACATAACGCCGTTCTCATCCACGCTTGGCACGATGACCGGACCTAAATCGCCCTTGTCGCCCTTGTCGCCTTTATCGCCTTTATCGCCCTGAATACCCTGCGGACCGACAACGCCGTGAATAACGGTAACGCCGTTCACGTCCTCGACCGAGCCCTCTGCAAACTGCATCCTGCTCCTCTGCGGCAGCGCACGCCCGCCCGCATCGAGCACCACATGACCGCTCGAACCGGTCGCCTCGAAATTCACGCCGTCGGTTGACGTTTCGAGAACCTTGTCGCTGTTAAGCCTCATGTAAACGATCGAGCCGTCCGGTGCTTTGACGGTAAAAACGTCCTGTCCGGTCAGCCGATTTACTTCGTCGATAACCTCGTTGACTTTCGGAATTGCCGTCTTGCCTGTCAGTCTGTCGAATACCGCCTTGTTTTCCGCCGCGCTGCCTGTTAAGGTATCAGGCGCAGAAACAACGCCGTTCGTGCTTACCGCACTGTCTGAAATCTTTTCGATTGCCATTTACTCACCTCACCATAGTTCCGATGGTGTATCTCTTGATAATGCCGAACAGACCGAACGCCTCGTTCAGTGCTTCATTCTTCGCGATCAGCTGCAAGGTCTTGTATTTCTTTACCTTGCTGTTAAAGGGAAGTACCTGCGGCGCATCGTTCGTGTTAAAGGTAAAACGGCTGAAATCAATATCTTCCCAATTGAAAATATCCGCGATACCCTCGCGTATCTTTCTGCCGAAATCCCTCTCTGTCCGTGCGTATACCTGCAAGGACGAACGGGTATACGGCTTCATCATAATGCCGCTGCCGCGCTTCACCATCGTTTTATAGGTCATAAAATCGCCGTCATCGTCCGCTTTTGTGTGCCATTCTGCCGCGATTGCAGCGCCGCCGGTGATTTTGCCGTCCTCGCCCATCGTGCCGCCGTCCGAATACGCCTGCATGGTGTCTATATCCGTGTTCAGCCGACAGATTTTGCCGTCGCTTGTGCCAAAATACAGGTTTCCTCGGCTCTCCATCATGCGCACCGCCGGGAAGTTGTCCCAGTAATAGCACTCATAGACATAATCGCCGTAGGACTGCGGCTTGTACGCCACGTTCTGGTTGGTGTCCATAACATAGGCGTGACCGTTTACCGCCAGCACATAATAGCCGTTCCACACCACAGCGCAGGCGTTTTCAAGGTGTTCCTCTTTCGTTAATGACGCGTCTACATAGTAGCTGCGGTTTCGCGCTACCTGCAGTGCCGTGATGTTGCTGCTCGTCAGCGCAAACACGCCCGTTCGACTGAGGAATACCGGTTCCTCCGGCAGATACGCAAACGCCCGTTTTGCCACTGCACCAGCACCAGCGGCGGCGCGTCTTACCGGAAACTGCACCTTGCTTGTGGTCGTGTCGATGTTGTAGCCGCGAAAGTAAATCGTGGTTTCGCTTCGGTCGTCTGCCTTGATGATGGCCTGACTGTCCGAAATCGCGCTGTACCCGATGATTGCCGCGCCGTCCGCGCCCACCTTGGTATAGGAAAGATCGGGAAAGTACAGCGGGTTGTTGCTTTCACACCGCCAGTCCTTGTCCTGCGCATCAGGATTTCCCGCAAAGAACACCCTGTCCTGTGACTTGCCGCCGTAGATTGCGGCAATGGTACACTTGGTGATCTTCTCCTTGTAGCCCTCCACCGGCTTCACAAACGTAATGACCACATTGTCCTTGCCGGTGATCGCCGGTTTCGGCGGTGCGCTCGTAAACTTCACCTGTCCCTTGGTCTTGTCCAGCGTGTACTTGCTGCTCTCCCACACCTTGTCATCTACCTTAACCTCTGCAATGCTTTCAATGTCGGTGGTGTCCAACTGATACGTCGTTGCCGAACCGTCCGCGCAGAACTCGTTCTTGCGTTTGTTTGACAGCAAATTCACGTCTTCGAAGCTGGTTCCGCCTCCCGTCGGCTTGTTAGCAATGGTAGTAGTCGGAACGTAAGCATCCACTGTTGCATCCTTGGCGGTCTCGCCGTCGAACACAAGGTACTCGCCGCCCGTCAGCACATACATTTTGTCGTTCAGCGTAAACGACGTGCCCTGCTTGTTAGTAAGTCCGCTTTTCAGCTCTGTCAAGGTGTTCTCCGTCCACTTGTACAGCCGTGTGCCACCATGCACAAGAAAGTATTCTTTGCCCTTGATAATACCGCGATACAGGCCGTTTACCGGCTTTTCGACATTCAGCAGCACGCGCCATCCCTTGCGCTTTTCGGGAAAGCCGCCGCTGTCCGAGATCAGGTTTACCGTACCGGAAGCGCCGCGTGCAGAATCAACCTGCGTCGGGTTGCTTGACAAATCCACGCCCTTGAACTTGGAATACTCGGTCTTGTACTTTTTCGGGGAATCGGGAATCTTGTATGTTGCCATTTACACCCACCCCGTAACCGAGCGCCACGCGCCGCCGCTCGAAGTCTGCTGTCTCCTGCTTGCAAGCATCTGCTTTACGTTCTCGTATTCGTTCAGATACTGCGTCGCCATGGAAATATCATCTTCCTTGAACACCTCCGCCGCGATATACAGCGGAATTGCCCGCTGTGCCTCCTCCGCAAGAGAAAAGGTCGTGTCGCCCGGCGTGTCCTCGGTGATTTCCTCGGGATAAGCCTCATACCAGATAACGAGCGTTCCCTGATACTCCGCCGGAAGATACAGCTCGTCCATGCCGTCAAACTGATAGTCGTTCACGCGCTCAAACGTGTTGTTTTCGCCGCGAATGGTCAGCCGGTCAGGGCAGAACCGCATGAAATCCGGTGCAAGCTCCTTGAGGTGGTACAGCCGGTTGCCCTTCGCGTTATCGTCCGGCAGTTCCACCTCCACGCTCTTGTAAATCGGCATGATCTCCGCAAGGTCGATCATTGCGAACCATGCCGCGTGCGGCATTGCCCGCACATAATCCGCCACATCGGGCGAGGTCAGCGCGGTTTCCGTGCCGTAGTTGAGGCGCGAGAAAATCTTATCAAGCGCCGCTTTCTGGATTTGCTCCCATGTCATTCGCTCACACTCCTTTCAAAAAGGAAAAGGCGGGGTTTCCCCCGCCGCTTATCCTTACAGCAGTGCGGTAGCGTCTGCAAGGTCCTCGCCTGCAATTGCAATCGAGCGCCAGTTTACGAAACCGGCAATGAAACGTGCACGGCCGGTGTATACCTGTGCGTCGGTGTTCTTGTCGGTATAGCTGTCGGTGGTCAGCTTTACGCGATCGAGGAACGGCATAGCAAGCGTGTTCTGGTTTTTCTTGCTGTCCATCAGCATGAAATACTCCTTGCCTGCAATGGTGTTCGGCAGATAGTTCCAGACGATGAAATTCCATCCGCCGTACTGAAAGTTGAAGCCTACGCGGTTGCCGCCGTCCTTAAATTCAGAGCCGACAACCTCGGTCAGCTTGCGCTTCATCTTGCCGCTGTTCGGGATAATGATAGTATCCGGCGCAGTTGCGAGCAGGTTGCCATCATCGTCGGTGAACTTCTGCATCTTCTCCTGCATGGTGTCCAGTACGGTGTACAGGTCATCAGACGAGGTGTAGGAGAAGCGGTTGGACTGGGTGTACTTCGGCTGGGTGATGGACTTGTGCGCCTTGTTGAACAGAGACAGCTTATCGCCAGTAGTCGTGTCGTAGGTACGCATCTGCATATCCTTGTTGCCAAACTTCATGGAGCTGTTCAGACCGCCGATCAGCGTTGCAGCAGCGTACATCTCACGGGTACGCGCAAAGGAAAGGCCGAAATCGCGTGCTCGTGCGATAACCGCGCTCTGATTGCCGTCCTCCATCATCTCACGGGTGATGGTCAGGCGCTTTTTCCACGTGCTCGGCTCAAGGAACTTGGAAAAACCCTCCTGAAACGAGGTATCCGGATACGGGCCGTTCTCGCCTACATCCTCAAAGTTGCCGCTCGAAGTCATGGAGAGGTATCTCTCGCCGTACTTGTCGGTAGTGTCCATGCAGAAAATCTTCTTGAACTGCGAGTCCTGCTCAAAGTCCTCGATCTCGTGCTCAATGATTGCCTTGATAGGAGCTTCGGACTTGCCAAACAGGGAGTCAACGAGACCGGAGCCCTTAGAAATAATATTACCTGCCATTATTTATTTACCTCCTTGGGGTTAGGCTGCTGCCGCCGGAGTTACGAAAACGCCGCGTACAGTGGAATTGGTGGTTGCGCCGTCGGTGTCCAGAATCTTGAACACGCCGGAAGTGGTGGTTGCGGTAACGCCCAGCGCGTCAGGGCTCAGAGTAACCGCAGAACCAACCACAGTTGCCGCAACGGTCGCAGTGGACACGGTTTCAAAGATGGTGTTTTCGGTTACTTCGATGGCCGGGTAAGTGCCGTCTGCGCGCTGCGGACCCATGACAATGTGGGTCGGCTTGGTAGTAGCCGCGCACTTAGCCAGTGCACCGCCGGTCAGGTTTGCCGCCATGCCGAGAGAAAGACCGACCGCGCCCTTGGGGTACACAAACGGTTCTACATCTGCAACGCGGCTGTATGCCTTGATAAACATAGAAATTCTCCTTTTCAGATACGTTTTTTGTAGTCTGCAACAATCTGCTGCTTTGTCCAGTTCGGAAAAGCCTTGCGATACCACTGCATGGTTTCGTCGGGAACATGCACGTCATCGCCGCTTTCGCCTGCTGCTGTGGTGGTCAGATGGCTCTTGCCGTTGACATTGTTCATCGCCTGCTGCTTTGCCGCCGCGGCTTTCTTGCCGGTGAGCGTATCAAAGTTTGCAAGGCGGAACGCATCAACAAGCGAATAGCCTCTGTTGACGTACTCGTTAAAAACGGGTGCGTTCGGGTGATTTGCCAGTGCAGCAACGTCGGTGATGGACGGGTCAAGGTGGGAAATTTCCTTGATTGCCTCGTTCATCTGCCGCTCGCCCTCCTCCATCTGTACACGGTCAAGAACCTGCTGTGCCTGCCGTACAGTGGGGTTGTTTGCGATCATCTGATCGAGCATAGCGGGGTCGAGCCCTGCCTGCTGCATCTGGTCGCGCTGATATGCCTGCTGATACGCCTGCAAATCAGCTTCCGAGGTGATCGGCTTGTTGGTGTACGGGTCGAGCTGACCCTCGTACATCTGCCGTACCATCTCGTCCTTTGCCGCCTGACGCTCCTGCTGAATGCGCTCCTTAAACTGCGCTTCCGATCTGCGTCTTGCAGCGGCAAATCGTGCGTTATCTTCCGCACTCTGTACTCCCTCGGGTGCAGCTTCGGCGGTCTGCTGCTCGTTTTCGCCTGTTTCCTCGGGTCCGATGGACGCAGGTTCGGCGGTTTCCTGCTCGTTTACGCCTGCCTCGGTGGTTTCCACTTCGGTTTCCATAATTTCTTCCATTTTGGTATTCCTTTCCGGATTTTTACGCTGTTCCATGCGATTTTGGGCATAAAAAAACCGCCCTTTCGGACGGTTCCGCTATTCCCTTTTACTTGCCGCTCTTAGAGGAGCGCAGATCGCCGCCGGTCTTAACGGACGGCTTCTTGCCGGAAGTCTGGGTAAATACCGCCTTAACCTCCATGCTGCCGGTGTTCTTGATCTTACCGGCGTAACCGCTCTTATTTGCCATGCTATTTCACCTCCTTTACTATCTGCTTATAGTTCGAACACTGCGGATTTTTGCAGATAAGCACGAGCTTACCGTCTACAGTGTCGGTCTTGGTGTCGATTTTACATACCGGACATACCATAACTGCCGCCTCCCTCCTGATAACTCGGCATTGTCTCCGGGATGACGTAGCCGGACTGCGTAATATCGGGAATGCCGTCTGCATTTGTTGCCATCGGCTGCATCATTGCCTGCTGCTGTGCCAACATCTGCCGCTGCATCTGCTGCTGCTCTAAGCGCTCTGTAAGCTGCTGCTTTACCTCGCTCGCCAGCGGGTAGTGCAATCCCTCCATGATCGTCCAGAACGTCAAGAGGCTCTGCATATCGGTCGGGTCGCCAAAGCAGCCGTTTTCAAGATTCATGCGTGCCTCCTGCCAGAGGTTTTCACGGTTGCCCGCAAGCGGTGCGGTCTGGTCTACGCTGAACAAAAACTCGTCGTTCCAGTACGGATCGCCCGCATCGTCCACTTTGAGGAAATCCATCTTGTTAAACACGCCATACATCTGCGTGCCGTTGGTGTCCTTGTATACCATCGGGCGCGGCTCGTCCGAGTACGCCAGCAGGAACTTAAACATGACCTCGAACAGGTCAGCGTAAGCGGCGTTTTTCATCACCTTGCGGCTTTCCAGTCGTCCGGCGGTCTGCGCCGCTGCAAACTGCTTTGCCGTACCAGAGGTTGCGGTACTGTCCTTGCGTCCCTGGAAGCTGTCCGTAATGCCAATCAGATTACGCATTGCCGTGTAGGTGCTGTCCTCAAACGCCATGTCACGGCTGATATCCGGCTGCAAAGTCAGCACATCAATCATCGCTTTTTCTTCCGCGCCTTCAATTTCCAGCACCTTGAACTGTTCGTCCGTGCGTCTAATCTGCTTGCCCTTTGGCAGTGTGATAACCGAGCCGCCGCCCAGCAGCTTTTGCGAGATTGCGCTGTCGAGCTTGTTTACAAGCATCTGCTGATCCCGTATCATGTCCACGTCCGAGGACCCTAACAGCTTACCGACAACAGACACATTGCGCCGCAGTACCACCGGATACACGTCCGGCTTGTAGTACGGGATCATGTCGTTTTCCTCGTGCTGTGTAACGGTTGCGTTGCCCAGCTCGTCAAGCTGCACATCCTCTACGATCTTCGTCATCGGGATGCCGTTCTCGTCCGTCCGCGCGAAGTCTTTTACCGTCTTGTCCTCGCTGCTCTTGCTCCCGCAGTATGGACAGGTATCGCCCTGCATATCCGAGCCGCACTTGCTGCAAGTCTTGATACGCCGCGCCTGATAATCTTCCATGTACTCAAGCAGCACATCGTTGCACCATGCCACGCGCCCGATACCGCCGTCCTTGTTGCGAAAATAGCCGATGTTCTCCGTCACCATATCGTCGGCGGTGCTCTGGTCAAAGCCGCGTGCATCCGGCTGCTCCTCGTCCTCGTCGGCTACGTCCTTTCCGTACTTTTTCTTGATATAGTCCTTAGTCTGCGCGAGCTGAATAAAGAAGTAATCCATATCCGGAATGTTATACACGCCCGGCTGTGGAATGAACTGCTTCGGGTGCAGCAGAGACACCGACAGTGCGCCCCGCGTGGTGTGTGTCCGCTTGGTGTTGTCCCACTCGACTAAAAACAAATCGCCGCCGTGTGTCGGTGTGGTTCTCTCGTCCTGATCGTTCAGGCGCTCAAAGGGTAATCTATCAAGCTCGTTTCGGATATAGTCCTCAATCGTCTTTGCGAGCTGTTCGTCCTCCTCGTGTCTCGGCGTAACCTTGGGCGTGGGGATATCGCTTGATACTTCCGCCTCGATGATTTCCGCTACCACGTTCCGCGCCACTACTGCATCTTGCGCTTTCTGGCTCTTGCCGTGCACCTTGTCGATCTTGTGCGTTCCCCGGTAGATTTCTTCCCGTTCTACCATCAGATTTAGTTCCGGCTGGTACTTGCTCCGCGCCTTGCTTAGCCTGTCCTGCCACTTCTTCAAAATCTGTTCGTCACTCTTGCCCGTTTTATCAAACGGATTTTGCATTATATCACCTCATTTTCAAAACGGATTGCCCCATTTAGATAATAGGTACTCCTGTCCGCTCTTGTCGGCATTGTAGTAATCCTCGTACATATCATCCGTCCACTTGGCCCGCTTGCCTCGTGGCTTGTCCTCGGTGTAGCTCTGCTGTGTGCGTGCATAGTAGGCGATAGCCAGCGCCATAACGCAGTCATCGTGTGCGCCCTGCTCTGCCTCTGCTCTACCCTTTTCGTTGCGGACAAACGTCAGCATTTCGCCGAGCGTGTCCGCGTCGTTCAGCAGCTCAACCGATTCGCGCACTACCTCAACCAGTCCGGCGATAATAACCGGCCTTGTAACGCTTGTGGTTTTGAATCCGTAGCTGTCGCGGGGTCTGTGGGTGTAGTTGTCCTCGGTTTGGCGTACATACTGCCGCGGATACCTGAGCCGTTGAAGCTCCTTGATGGGGTAGCTGCTATAATTGGCCTCTATCGCAATCAGCGCCTTGTTATAGTAGATACCCAGACAATACATCTGTGCCGCGTATACATCCTCATCGAACTGATGCCGCAGTGTACACACCTGCCGCCCGTTGGTGTTATCGAGCACCTGCCCTACAAACCAGTCTGAGCCCTCGCCCGACGTATCCCCGCCGATCACATACGGCACGCCCTCGCGCCTGTCCTGATAGATGGAGATATAGCCGTCGTCAGCGTCCACCCAGCGGATAGACTTATCATCAATCCGCACCTGATTAGATACCGCGTCAAACCGTGTCGAGTATGCAAAATATCCACGCTTAACCGGTCCCCGCAGCTCTGCCAGCCTGCCGTTGACCTTGGCCGCATCGAATATTGTCTTGCCGATAACGCCCCACTGACCGAGGCAGTAGACTTGATAATAGTACGGGTCGCTGTCCTTGTACCCTTCAAGCGTGCGCTTGTAGTCCTCATCAAGCCATGCGTTGTCCTTGTAGGTGGTTTTGAGCGTCACCGCCCGCTCATCCTTGCGGTCGAAAAACCGCTTTTTGAGCCAGTGCAGCACGTTGATCGGGTTGAACGAAAGCGTAATCTGCCCGTGTATCCGCTTGCCTCGCAGACGTATGTCAAGCTGGTTAAAGTCGGCTTCCGCAATCTCGCTTGCCTCCTCAATCCATATATCGGTGAGTTCGCCCTTGGGAAATGTCACCGACTTAATCTTTTCGGGGTCGTCCAGTCCCTTGAAAATACAGGCGTTGCCGGTCAGCCTGCATACAATCTTAAGGTCGGTAACGTCAAACAGGCTATGCAACCCCCAGCCGTTAATGACCTGCTGCAGCAGTGCAAACGTAGACGTTCGGTTTGTGTCGCCAACCTTGCGGACCACAAGCACATTGCACAGCGGCTTGCTCATCATGCGTACAACCAGCCGTTGTGCTGCAAATACAGACTTACCAGAGCCAGCGCCGCCATATAACACAATGTATCGGTGCTCATCATCCGAGAGCAGCGGCAGATACGCCGCGTTAAACGCCCTCTTGGGAATGTTCACTTGCACCCGCCGCACCTCCTAATTGTACAAAATGCGTATTTTGCATAATAAGCAACGTCGTCCGTCTCACTCCCCGGTATTTACCCCGAGTTTTCCGGCACTCAGCCCCACAAAAACCCTTGATTTTGCAAGTCATGAAAGTCAATCCTGCATATCAGGGTAAAAAAACAGACCTGCACCGCTGTTACGCGGCTGCAAGTCATCAATCTGTATCCGTCATATCGTCATCATCCAGCAGCTTAACCGTGATCGTCTGCGCTCCTACGATTTCCCGACGTTCGATAAACGCGCCGATACTCCGTGCGCGCAGCTCAGACGCTTTGAGACGGTCTTTTATATCTGCCTTATCATTACGCATGGTATCGCTCCAAAACTCGTTAATCTCCGCCATATCCGCCACACGGTCACGATCCAACAGTTCATCGCGGTCTGCGATGTATTTACTAAGTTTTACCACGTTCTGCGAACCTATCACGTCGGAGTTATTGCCCCTGTAACCGGCAAGCCGTGCCGCCTCTGCTGCTGTCTTGCCTTGCTTGTAATAATCAATCCATGCCCGCTGTTTTGCGGTCAGCTTGTCCATACTCTCACCCCTTACTATATATAGACACAAAAAAGCCGCCCCGGTTGCTTGGAGCGGCTTTTGTCTGCCTACAATATGTTACTTGTCCATGTCCGCCGTTATCAGCTTATAGACGTAGCTGTTCAGGCTCTCGCCCTTGCTGGCTGCATACTCCTTAATGCGTTCGCGTTCTCCCTTGGGTACTACGATATTAAGCCGATCGTATGCTTTCGCGTTATACTTATTACTCGCCCGTGTTCGTGCGTTTGGGTCAACTGCCATGGTATCACCTCCCTATTATAGTGTACCACAGCCGTTATCATTGCTCAATTATACAATTCCGCCAAATATCATTACTCAATTATGTTTACTTTGCCCATTGTTTATCATTGCTCAATGATATATACTGTAATCACAGCAAAGGAAAACACCAAACACCGAAAACAAAATGGAGGTACACATTATGTTTAACAATATTAACTCTCTCGACGAACTCCGCAAGGCATACCGCGCCGCAGCATTTGCCGCACATCCGGATCACGGCGGCAGCACCGAAGCAATGCAGGAAGTCAACGCAGCATATGAAAAGCGTTTTGAAATCCTCAAGGCTGAGCAGAACCGCAAAGCCGACGCAGACCCGACCGGCAAGACCCGCCGCGTTGAAGAGATGCCGGAAGAGTTCCGCGCGGTGATCGAGAAGCTCCTCAGCATCAAGGACATCATCATTGAGCTGTGCGGCTCCTGGGTTTGGGTATCCGGTGAGACCCGCGAGCACAAGGACGAGATCAAAGCGGCTGGCTGCTTCTGGGCAAAGAAAAAGGGCATGTGGTACTGGCGTTGCGCTAAGGACGCGCACCACGGCAAGAGCCACGCAAGCATGGCCGATATCCGCCGCAAGTACGGCAGCGAGCGCATCACCTCGGACGGTCACCGCGCCGACGCTCTCCCGGCATAAAGGAGGGCGTCGCCATGATCGACTACGGACCACGCGGAGAGCGTCAAGACAACTTTTACATCTACATGCGATCCCCTGCAAAACGCACCAGCCTTGCGGACCTGCTCCAGAGCGACAAGCACGCCGCCGAGGACGTCGCCCGACTGCAACGCATGATCGAGGACTTGCAGCAGTACCGGCGCGATATGGCCGAGCGTGCCGCCTATCTGATCAGCACGCAGCCGACCCGATCCGCCGAGCTCAAGCGCCGCCGCGATGCATGGGAAAAGAAAGTGTACTACTACTTTACCGAGTGGGACACCTACCCGGACGGCACACGGCAGCGCGTCAGCGTTAAGACCTACGACGGCACCGACCGCCACAAAGCCATAGCAGACGCAAACGAGTATCAGCGCACCCATACCGGCATAGCCGTAACCGTTGACATTGCCAAAGGCAAGTTTGAGCACTAACCTAACCACCCGCCCCGGAGGTAACGAGGGCAGAAAGGAAAACCATCATGACTAAGCTAATCGCCATTATCGCCGCCCTGCTGCAGATCGTACCGGCCACCCGCACCATCTCCGGCGAGGTGTACCGCATCGACTACCCGACCGGCACGCAGGACGCGCCTATTGTTACCATCGTCACCGAGGACGGCAACGAGTGGATCACAGATGACTACATCGCACCGCGTCACACACCGCTTGAGATCACATTCAGCACCAACAGCACCGAGGACGTAACCGACGACGAGATCATTTCCATCGCATCCATCTGGACGCGTTAAGCATGGGAGCCTCACCGCTCCCTCTCATTCTCCCGCCCGGCTCACGCACCCGCGGCGGAGCATTTTCTAAATAGCATGACAAACCCCGCTCACCAAAGCCATAAGGTGAGCGGGGTTTACCATTATACGACTGTTTCGGTTTTGCAGGACTCGCACCTGCTTTCAGCACTATGCAAACCGGTATACCTCCACAGGGAGGTATGAACGCTTTCGTTGCGCCTGAACGCCGGGCTTTTACCGGTGATCTCTCAGCTGTCCAGAACGGTTGTATGAAATCCAGAGAGGTAATAACCTCACTTTCGCAAGTTTACTTGTGTTCCCGTCCTGATGATTAGGTATGCTTACAAGAGATAAGCAGCTGGTGCTCTTTCGCGGCGTGTACTTAGCCGCCCGAAAGCGCCGTATCGGCTTTGTAACTTTGTACCGGTTGTTTTGCTCTCGGCTCTCAAAGTCCGTTTGAGTGCTTATCCGGTGAGCACTCGCCCTCTCGATATAGGCTGTTCGGCGTCTCTGTCCGTCGTGTCACGCGTCTCTATCGGTGCGTAATCCGGCTGATTCCCTTTTTAGGTTACAGCGGGGAGCGACCCCGGTTGCGGCGTGCCTGCAAGCACCCGCTGAACTCTGCAAAGCTGTTGCAGCAGCTCCGCATACGTTCGGAAACAGATTGTCCGTCTTTCCGGACTGCCAGAATCATCATCGCCCAGTAAAGGCGTTTACCCGTCCGACCTCATGCAGTCATCCGGGCATATCGGCGTGCCGCGCAAATGACACGCCAACGATAGAAAGGATAATCAATGCCTTCGTTCCGCGAAAGGCGTTTTGCTCCTCTGCCCTCATGCAGACTTTGGAGCAGGTCAGCGGCAGGTCTCCCCACCGCTTAAAACGGGACTTTAGGTAAAAATGGAGGAACGAAACTCCGTGATTCTGCTCTTACGAGCTTTTATCACAATACTATTATAACACCAGTTTTTGTGGTATAGTGTGGTAAGTTTTCCACAGATTCATGCACAATCTGTTAATAACTTCTCCACTTCCCGTAGGGCGCGAACGTGCATCCGTCCGCGCACATGATCCTCGTTGTAGTGTATCTTTTCGGCGGTCTCTCTCCACGTTCTACCATTCACGTAATGTTCGATCAGCAGCGCCCGCAGCGCCGCATCCTGCACCTTAGCCGTTGTGCTGATAATCTCAGCCTTAATCAGTGCAAGCCGTTCCTGCTCTCTCTGTATCTTCTCGGACAGGGCAAGATACGCATCCGCCTTGTTTGCGGTCACGTCACCGCCGCCGCCCGGTGTGTCCTTGATCGTCGCCGTTGCACTTGTCGCCCGCGTCCATGCCCTTACTCGTGCTTCTTCCAGTGCAGAGATTGACTTTTCAAGGTCAATCCCTCGTCTGAGCCATTCTTTAGTCGTCGTGTGCCACTACCTCCTCCATGCCGCGCTGTGTATATCGCCTACGACGGCTTATTCTCGCCGCCTTGCGGACGCAACCCACACCCGGTTCACATCCGCGCGATTTCCCCGTGTCTATCAAATAATGACACGCCCATAGCTTAGAGCCTTGGCTTGTACCCAGTACCCGCCAGTATGCGCACCCAGCGCATTCGCTTTTCTTTTTCATGCTAATGCTATTCCATTCTCCCGCAGTTCTTCAATCAGATCGTCGATTTTAACGTATTTTCGGGCGATACTGTCTGCGAGGTAGTTTGTTTCGTCCCATATCCGCCGTAATCGGTCATAGTCGTACCCTTCTTTATCCCGTAGAACGCTAAACATAATTGCCCATGTAGACGCAACCGCCGTGTTCGTTGCGTCGCGTTTGGCTTTTTCTATGTCGCCCTGCGTCGCCGGTATTCGGTATGGGTTGACTTTCTTTTTCTTCGCCATTTCCGTACCTCCAATTTTCATACCGCCGCATCTCGTCCAGATACCGCCGCATCTCCGCGCTGTATCGCCTCACTCGTCCATCAACAGCTTCGGGAGTCCGTATTTATTGAGCATCTCCATTTGGTGTTCCTGCTTTAAATCGTTTTTTAGACTTTCCAGCATATTTTCGCACATCTGGATGCAATCATATAATTCCTGCGTCCGTGTCATGCCGTGCCCTGGTTTGAGCGTTAGCTCTGTTCCCGTCAGCAGGTTTGTGCTTGTAACGTTCATTCGCTTTCTTCCTTCTCCATCCGCTCCAACATATCAAGGTATTTCTGTGCCATCGCCGCCACCTGTATAGCCTCGCAAGCGGCGGCGATAGCGCGCTCTTTAATCTTTGTTGCAAAGCGGGGGTGCGGCTGCATATTGTACCGAACACGTTCCCACAAAATATTGAGTGCTTCTTCCACATCATCCGTTTCCTGCCGGAGTTCTTCGGCTTCCTCGCGGATAACCGCCCATCCCTCATGTGAGCTATGGAACTGTGGGAATCGCTCATTTGCAGCTTCCAGCTCCTTTTCCACGAGTTTTTCAACATCTTCACTCACTGCGTTCATCGTTTTCCTCCTGCGTAAACGCCGCTCCGCAATTTGCGCAGAATCGCGGCTGTCGATACCTTTCGTTCATCGTCATCATCGTATCCGCACTGCAAGATATACACTTGTAAACCTCGGTGTACCATTCCTCCACGCCCATCTTGATGTACTTAACCGTCATGCAAATCCTCCTAACGCTGCTCTAAGCAGCATAATCGCCAATGCTGCTAACGTGCAGCCTGTAAATACCAACAACATTCCGATCAATACGCGGAACGCAATTTCTTCAAAATCCACCGTATCACCTCAAACACAAATCATCGGCGGGTGCGGAATCTCCGTATCTACCGGTTTCCATAGGTGCAGGCAGTACGGATGGTTGTTTATATACTCCGACTTAGGTGGATGGAACTGCATAACGCGCTCGTCCTCGCCGAAAAACATGTCCTTAATCGCACACATCTCGTCCCACGTCGGGCAGCACTTGCGCTGTGCAGAGCCGGGCGAAACGCTAACGTGCTCCCAACCCATGCCATTGCTTGCGATCACTCGGAACGACTTGCCGCCGACATACACCTTAAACACACCGTTTCCGCTGTCGCCGGTGCATCCATAAAACTCGCGTTCTCTGTCTTTCAGCCGGAACTTGTCCAGCTCGTGCAGGTCAATCATTCTGTACACCTCCATAGTGTTCAACAATGTACTGGTTCGCCGTGGTCTGCGGCGCGGTTTTCCATGCAATATAAGTTGGTATGCCGTTAGACAGCAGCACTAGTGCAAGCAAGCAGGGAAAGGCGAATAGCGCTGCAAATATAGGTTCATAGGTAAACGCAATTACCACAAAGATAATTGCTATAACAGCAAACGCCACTCCGCAAACGACCCCAAACAATGCCATCTCAGTCTGATGCTTGCAAACTTCCTGCACCAGCGTTTCCGGCGTAACGCCCATCTGGGCGGCGATTTCAGCAATGGTCATTGTGGTAATCCTCAATCACATCAATGCCGTATGCAATAGCGCACTCGTTCTCGATTCTGCATCCGCGGTACTTATCCCAGTCCTTCGCGAAATAAGCGACGTCAGCCGTAGACAGTAGTTCCAGTGACTTAGCCAGATACCAAAGCGGACGCGCGTCATGTGGCGCGCTCCGGAAGAACGAATCAATCACTTCCACCGGCTCACCAAGTTCACGCTCTGCGGATTCGATAGCTTTTGCGCGGACTGCGAGAATTTCCTCATCTGTCTTGTCCTTCATAGGCTGAGAAATAAATAACTTTTTCATTCTTCTACCCTCTCATACGTCTTTTCAAAAATATCCGGCTTGCAGGGGTAAAACTCGCCGTTTACACCCTTGATGATGTAGTCGCCGATAGTGGCGTACATCATGCCCTCAAGAGTGCTTATCATCAAATCGTAATTAAGAATCACACCATCTGCACGCTGCTTGCGAGCAGTAAAAATTGCTTTGTTTCCACAGAAATTCGCAATTCCTTCGCGGTTCTTACCCGTCCAACGGACGGCCTCAATCTCCACGGGTTTCTTTCTGTACTTCATTCCGTTACCCCCTCGCACTCCGCCCCGCAAGCCGCATAGCCTGCAAGATCAATCCAACTGTCAGCCTTTCCGCCGCCTGCTGCAATGCGTGCAATCTTGAGCAGCGCCATCATCATGGCAACGTCGTTCGCGTCGATATACACACCGCCCGCCTCATCCACGCACGCGCGCCTGAGGTATGTTTCCCAAAGTTCTGCGATCGTCTCAAAATTATCCTCCGGCGTGCCGTAGTCCTGCTCGCGCTGTCCGCATACGCACTTCTCCGCCGCGTGCAGGATGTCCGCACGGGTCAGCCTGCGCTTTACGTCCTCGCTGTTTTCCTCGACTACCTCGCGGATGTCGGGGGTATTGTCCGTATGACTGGCAGCGTGGCATAAAGCATAAGCATCTTCGACAGTCAAGCGGAGACCAAAGTCTATTTCTCCCTTGTCCTCGGCATCGCAAGCCATCTGTTCAATCGTGTTCAGTAGAATACTCATTTTGCGTTCGTTATTCATGATTACTCCTTTTCCGGTGTCCGGCTTATCCTCGATCACCTCATAGCCTAATAAGCGAGCAACTTCTTTGGGATGCAACTGCGCGTATGCTAAGCAATCACCAGTTTTCCCGTACAGCTTGCATCCGTAACAGTACTTAAGTCCGTTGCAGTAATCATATACGGCAACGACCATATTGGCGTACACCTTCCCTTCTTTCTTAAACTTCATCGTCTTCCTCCTGTGTCATTCTCTCAACGGCTTTCTTCACGCCTGCCATAATCAAGCACCACTCACCCACCGTTAAATACGCAGCTATATCGCGCACCGCTGTAACAGCGTCACGCGCCATTTTCGGTTCAATCGGCTTGTCCATGTCGGCTTTGGTGATTTCACGCATTGTCCGCCCTCCTGTTCCACGCTTCAATCACTTTTTCAACAGCACTGGTTTTGTAACATTCACTGTCTACCAAAATCTTTGAAGAAGCGCGACATTTAGTACAAAGCACTCTTACGCCGTCATTTACAAACAACCTCGCTTCTCCACCACAGAAAGGACAAGATTTAAGTTCAATCATTGTCTGCACCTCCGTCCATACGTGCGCCACAAAACATGCAAAATCTCATTACGTCTGCCCCGCTCAAACCCCTCCATTCCGTTTCATGGCAAGCGGAGCACTCCCATTCGTAATCGCCGCAGACATAGCCACGCTTAATCCACTTTCCATGCACCACCGGCACAACGTCGGTGGCAGGAACGCTCTCGATAATCTCTCTGAGATAATCCGATTCACAGCTGTCGGCATCGTTTGCGATTAAAGTGTAATCGGCTTTCTCTATCGCCTTAATTGCGGCTTCACGCTTAATATACTCAGCCATTCCGTTTCCTCCTCAACGCAATCATCAAATTGCAATACAAAATTCCGGTCTTGGTAATGCGAGGGTGACTCGACCACCATTTATTCTGCGCCATGCGCACGCTTGCGGCGCGGGTGATTGGATACAGGTTCTCCGGCACAAAATTCTGCGTGTTCCCGTCCAGAAAGCAGATCATATGCCCTGCCGGAACTGCGCCGTGCTTATCTGTCCAGACCTTTTCCTGCAGCGGCATCCAATACGGTCTTGCGTAGCCGGAAATATGTGCGTCCACCGGCACTTCGCGCACCTTGATGTACGTTCCCGTCTGGCTTCGTCGCACCGTTCCTACTGGCAGCGCCCTTGGCTGACCGTGCTTTGCAAACCGTCCGGCGTTTTTCCCTGTCTGGATATGCAGACACTTTGTGCATTTCTCACGCACACGTTCCATCTTGCATTCCGTCCCGAACTTCTCGTTCAGCCGCCGGGTGAGGTCTGCGTAACTGTCGCAGACCCCGATATGCTCCCGCAGGAATGCTTCTTCTTCCGGCGTGTATCTCATCGAATCATTTTTTCGATGTTGCTGTTTACCAGTTTACCTTCGCCCATCAGCTTCTCGGCACGCAGCACAATGTCCGCATTGTTGATCATCTGCTTTGCCAGGCTTGCAATGGTCTGCGAAATTTCGGTTTCTTCCTTGCGCTGTGCAATATCCATATCCGGATTTTCCGCAATCTCAATGCGGCGGCCGAGTACGGCCTGTAATTCAACTAATGTCATTATTCTGTTCCTCCCATTCCTCGCATCTGCTTTCCGCGTCCATAAAATCCGCTCTGTACTCGCCGCCACCGTTGCAGCAGACACCCTCAAATGCTGCATACCATCGGCAGGTTTTGCAGGTGTTCACTCTCCAAACCTCCGTTTCGTGACCGCAATCGGAAACTCTTCGATCTCGCTTGCCCACAGGCACGCTTACCCGCAATGCTCAAATCCTGACACGGCGAACCGCCGATAATGCAGTCCACCCACGGTGCTGTGTGTCCGTCTATTTTGGTAATGTCACCGAGGTGTCTCATACGCCCCACTGCGGCGTTCAAAATTTCATCACCGACCATCCTCATCCGCTCCCAAAATCTCAACCACAATCCTCGGATTTTTTGAATCTACATAAAAGTGGTCTTCAAACCCCGCGATGTTTTTCCAACCGTCATTCTTGAGATACCGCGCCTTAACAAGCGCATCCTGAATAACCTTGCGCCCGAACGCGCAAATATTATCCTTATCCCTCCGCCGGTCTTTCTCGTACCAGCGATAAATCATGTACACCGGTTCTTCAAACTCCACGTTTCCGAGCTGTCTTGCCGCGTGCATCACAACGGTTTCGCACTGCTTTTTCAGCCGCGCCCCCTCCTGCCGGTGTCGTCTCTCCGCCTCGATCAACTCATTCAGTCCCGGCAGCGGG